GTGTGGGTGCAGTATCGTCTGCAAATTCATAGACAGCGTTAAAACTTAAAGTTCTTGAACCTGTCCCATCTTGAATAACAAGAAGAGATATAAATTGACCTGTGGTGCTATTTGTGGGAGCAGCCAGTGCTCTATTACCACCTAAAGTTACTTTACATACGTCTTGTGTAGATGCATCCCAAGTTATTGTAGCTTGGTCCGTAAGCGTAGACTCACTGTAATTTAATTTAGCGGACGTAATTAGATCGTCTGCTATATCTCCAGCTGTCAATGCTTTTAGTGCAGGTTGCTGACCAATATAAGGCATCTTATGTTATCTCCATTATAGACAATGTTCCTGAAACTTTATCTGCTACAGAACAATCAATTTTAATTTCATCTGTCGCTTCTAAGACAACTTTTCCGCCTGATAAAAGTTCCAATGAACTTCCCGCAGGAATACTTACATCTTTAACTAAGAAAGATGTTCCATTTGCAACGTCGTTTGCACCACCTCTATTTCCAGTATCACTAACAAGTTCTACTTCTACAGTTACAGCTGAACTGTGAATGTTTGTTAGTATGAGACCTAGAACAATAGTTGTCGTACTCCCTGCACAAGTATACATTTTATACGGTGTGCCCGCTGAATTTGGTTCCGCTGCGAAAGTTACTACTTTAAACGTGTTTGCCATTTTATCTCCTTTTTACCTTATATATTTAGCCTAGGGCAATTGCAAGAGCTGTTGGATCCTCGCTTGAAAATCCTGCACTTGATAAGTATGTTTTAACATCAGTTAATGCCACTTGCTTCATAGTGCCATTATCATTTGTAACCACTCGATCAGCATCCACTAAAGTAGTAGAACTCGCTGATGTATCTCCATCCATAATATTTAATTCAGATGCAGTGGATGTGACCCCATCTAATATATTTAATTCTGCTGCTGTTGATGTAACTCCGTCTAATATATTTAACTCCGCTGCTGTAGAGGTAACTCCATCTAATATATTTAACTCTGCAGTTGTTGAAGTTACGCCATCTAATAAATTTATTTCTGTTGCCGTCGCAGTTACTGCTACGTCCTCATTTATTTTTGGTGATGTTAATCTTTTATTTGTTAAAGTTTGAGTCGCAACAAGGGATACTAAAGTTGAGTTAGCACCATCTGGTAATAATAATTCATTTGTAACACCAGCAGAATGTGGTTGTGCTTTTACGATTTGTCCATGTGAGTTAGACTCACAGTTAAATTGTATAGCACCTGAGTTTGTATTACCTCTAACAGTAACATGGCCTGTTCCATTTGGTGCTAATTCTAAGTCAGCATTTGATGTTGTAATAATATCATTACCATTCATATCAAGATTACCACCTAATTGTGGAGTGCTATCTTCTACGACGTTTGATATTGCACCTGAGGTAGCAAGTCCTGATACAACAGCTGATCTTGCAATTCTTTTAAGACCACCACCAGAGGTATCAACAGCTAAAAATACATCATCATTAGCAACCGTAGATATTTCTGATAAATCACCAACAGCTATTGAGTTAAAATTTGTACCATCTGCAATCAATAAATTACCCGCAGTATTTGTACCCATAGTAATATCATCACCAGATACTGTAAGATCTCCAGAAATTGTTAAATTTCTAAGTCCAGTTAAATCTTTATTAGAATCTACTATAACTGCTTTTGATGCACTTACAGTTCCTGCTGTAATACCATCAACTAAATTTAATTCTGCAGCTGTTGAAGTCACGCCATCTAAAATATTAAGCTCTGCTGCGGTTGATGTCACGCCGTCTAAAATATTAAGTTCTGCTGCAGTTGAAGTTACACCATCTAAAATATTAAGTTCTGCTGCTGTCGATGTAACAGCCGTGCTACCTAAAGTTAAACCACCATCAGGTATAACCACGCTACTTCCAGACAATGCTGTAAATGTGTTTGCTGTAAATCTAAAATCATCTGCTCCGGCAATGGCAATATCTATTTGATCGTCTGTGTCTGCTGTAATAGTTGTATCAGCGTCTGCATCTAGCGTTAACGCCTCACCATTTAAATCATGTGCACCAACACTTCCACCTGCATCAACAATGTTTGTGCCGTCTGAAAAAACTAATCTAGTTCCTTTATCAGATGCACCAAATGTTACACCTGATCCAGATGCAGTTTTAAATTGAACCGTATGAGCACCTGATGTTGAATTTTTTACAATATAAACTTTTTCTATAGAGTCTGGCACGGTTACAATTTGATTTCCTGATATTGATCCCGTTAGTTCAATAACTGCTTGTCTTGCATCACTACCTGTTGTAGCGTTTGTAATTGTTAAAGCTGTGGTTTGTGCGCCACCAGCAATAGATTTTGCAACATAACCCGACGTAATTTCTTGAAACATCTGTAGGTTAACATTGGTTTTATCACCCCAAAGACCGGATGCCTCTCCTGTTGCTATGAGTTCTATTCCTAATGTTGAAAATGATGATGCCATATTTTAATCCTAAGGTGTTGGAGAGTTGACTGGTATTCTGACTGTACCATCAGTGTAGTCATCTCTTCTACGTTGTCCTATTTGTTCTCCTCCAAATTTTTGTATCTCAGTTTGATATCTTCGTTCATAGTACTGTATCATATCTGGTGGACCTTTCAAGAATCCAAAAGCTTCTACCAAACATGCATACAATAAACCATTTGGAAAATTTAAACTAATGTAACTTGTTTCATTGCTGCTTGCTTCTAATTTATCTGGGATTTTTGTAAAGTGTATTTGCACCACGTAAGCTTGATCTGGCACCGGAGCAACTCTAATCTTACCTGAGTTTGTTGCGCCATCTCCAGTTCCGCCTTGGCCCATCGCGTAATATTTAGGTTGACCTGTTGATGTATTCGCTGCAATATATTCTTCTAAAAAGGTAACATCTTTTTTAATTAAATATTTATTAGCACCCGTTGACCCAGAAGTTGCATCATAAACTTGCACTGCTCTAACGACATGCGCACCTGCAGGTGAGTTTACAAAATCTTGATCTGCTGTAAAATTTGTAATTTGAATATCTCTGTAAGCATCAATTGGAACATCTCTGTAAATTCTATACTCAGCATCTAACACAATGCCTTCAATAATAGTGTCAGACAAAACCGTATCACTAACTTCAGTGTAAGCTCTAATTTTTGTTCTTAAATTTGTATAACTTATTCCTGACATATTAACTCTCTAATGTAGCTGGTCCAGAAGTACAAAACTCTCCTCCGCCAGACACTCCTCCTGTTGTAGCGGTATTAGTATCAACAGTAAAGGTATAAAAATCTTCTGTTGTGCCACTAATCACACTACCACCTGAATCTTTTCTACCCACTGTAATTGTATAACCTGCTGCCTTTGCAATATTTGATCCATCAATACCATCAAAACTTTTAGGGTTTTCAAAACCATCTGGGTCTGATGTTGTAGAAATAGGTCCTCTAAATCTAACCGTATCTCCAGTTGATCGACCATGACTTTTCTCAGACACATTTATAATACCTGACCCTGAAGCCATTGTTTCAAATGAATCTGGTTCTAACAATATTAATGCTTCTGGTTCTGTTCGATCTACTCTTGAGTCTTTTAATCCTTGTGGATCACCAGCATAAGCACGTGGTTCTAACTGTGGATGTTTAGATTCATACTCTGATATGTGCACTAAAGATCCGTTCCACTCTTTAACCATTTCACGATACGGAAACTCCATACCTGATCGATCTGATATTGCTTTTGCATGTTTACCTTTTGCAAATCCTGTCATTAGACTCCCTCACCAAAATAAGTTTTAGGTGTAATAAACGAACTAGAAGAAGATCCATCCTCTGCTAGAGCTCTAGCTAGTTCATCTTCATATAATAATTTCATTGTTTGTATTCTATCTGGTGCATACTTTTGTGCTAAATAATAAGCTAGTCCTGATACCATACATGGTACAAATCTGTATGGAACATCAGTTGCATCAGTGTAGGTAGCATCTACATCTTGTATTCTTTTTACATAATAAATGTGTAGGTCTTTTGATGCATTAGATGAGTCTGCCGTTGGGTAAACCGTAAGTGTTGTTTTATCAATAAGTCTCTGCACATAATATTGTGATGGTGTACCTTTTGATAATTTGTTTGCCAACGCAGAATACGCTGCTCTATTTATTTTTGTAAGCGCTTGATCAGCTTGTGTAGTTTGTGTTCGATTAGTTCTAAGGGTTACCTCTAGTATATCAGCCACACCAAAAACACTTGATGGTGCATTAGTTGTTGAACTCGTCCCATCACCTGAAGCTCTAAAAAAATTATATTCGGTTTGGCCTTCAATCAAATCTATGTTGGTTTCTGCAACCTCCCAATAGTGAACACCTCTGTTACCCCATTCTTGAAAAAGAATGTTTAGAGATCTTCTTGCCGTTTTTAATTGATATCCCGAAACAGCTTGTAGTCCAATTCTTTCGTATGCCTCTTCAATAATCTCATCGACTGCAAAAGTTTTATCAAACGTTACTGTTCCAGAAGTAGTATT